AAGTAGCGCCTACGCCTAACGCCTCTGCGGCGGCTACGTCCATGTGTTCTGACCTCCGGTCAGACATCTCGCGTAACCCGTTTGTGTACCAGTTGGTCAGCAACACGGTTCTCAACCGCTATAACATCGTCACGAAGGGCTGGGCGCTTGTTCAGTCGCCTGCTCTTGCTGGCACTTTTGGCGTTGGCTCTGCAATGGCCTTTGCTCCGTCGCTCGGCCTTGTCGGCACGATTGCCGCTGGCGCGACCACGACCTCAGTTGTGTTGTCAACCGCACTGCCGACTGCCGTGGGCCTTAACATGCTCGCCAATCGTGGCGGCTCGGGCGAGTACGGATTCAAACTCCGCATTATTGACACGACGGCAGGCAAGACGGCCGAGCGGTACATCACCGGAAACACCGCCGGCACGACGCCGACGATTTCGGTGCTGTCATCGTTTGGGTTTACGCCATCAACCGGCGCTCGGTACGAAATCATTGCGGGCCGCGTGTTTATGCTCGGCGCCGGTACGACGGCCTCCAACATTTGGCGTTCGTTTGAAGTCGCAAGCAACACGCTGTCTTCGGGTCTTTCAACGACCGGTCTGCCTGCCACAATTGGCACGGACTCGGACATCATGGTGCTTGACGAGCAATACACGCCTTATGACTGCTCGCCTGGCGATGGAATGATTAAGGGCGCGTACAACTATGACACAGGTGTTGTGTCACGTTATGCGCTCGCCGCTACCGCCTCCGGCGCATCTAGTCTGACTGGTCAAGCCTCAGATGGCGATGCTGTCGTGGCGGCTAACGAGTACCGCAACTTTCAAATTCGTATTGTTGAGGATGCCACGACCCCGGCATCAGTCGGCCAGCGGCGCATCATTGCGTCGCACACTGCGGGTGCCTCGCCTGTCTACACGCTTGGCACTGCATGGACAACGCAGCCGTCATCCTCGGCAAAATACGTGATTGAACTGCCGAACTTGTTGTTGTTGCGCTCGTCTGCCACAACTACGGTTTATACCTATAACTACGGCGATGCTACCGTAAACAACGGCACCAACAGCATTACCTCTGGTTCGTGGTCAACAACGTATTTCGGCGCTGCACCCGCTGCCAATGCCGCATCGGGTATGTGGATGCCGTCCTGGGGCATCAAGCCAGATGCGAACCGCTACGCTCGGCAATCGTTCTGCTACTTCTTCCGTGGCGGCGCGGCAACGCTGGACGTGCTGGATATCGCGGCTAGCATTACTGGAACATGGACTGGCGCGATTACTTACGACGGTTCGCCGGGTGCGTTCCCGGCCACGGGATCATGCGGTGGGTACTCTCCTTTCGAAAATGAGGGGAGGATGTTTTATCTCAATCTGTACGTCGCCTCTGCGATAAACCAAATGTTCCGTTTTGACGTGCAAAACCGCGTGTTGTCACCATTCACTGCAACGGACTTCTTGCAGGCTGGTACGGCTGCGGTCGGTAAGCGAATTGCGTGTTATGCCGCGCTGGACGGCACAGACACTTACGACGTCGTGCTGCTGAACTCGCACTTGTCCACAGTCTGCCAAGAGATGGTGGTGCTGGTATGAGCCTCGCTGAGTTAATCCAGTTGGTGCAGGCAAAACTGGCCGCTTTGAACGTAGCCCGTAGCACTGCGGCATCGCTTGGCGATATCAACCAAGTCATTCTGATTGACGCGCAGATTGTCGAAACGCAGTTGACGCTGGATCAACTTAACACGCTGGTGTAAGCCATGCTTCTTACGCTGCTACAAAGTGGCGGCACGCCTCCGGTCGTCACTAAAAAATTTTGGCTGAAGGTGTCGGGCGTGTGGAAAGAGACAACCGTCTATATCAACGTCGGCGGGACGTGGAAGATTGCCACGCCTTACATCAACATTAGTGGGACGTGGCAATAATGGCAGTTGATCTAAAGCCGACCGAGGAAATGGCCGCAGAGGCCGAGCGCGGCCTAGCGTGGCGGGAGGAATTCGGCAGGGGCGGGACTGAGGTCGGCGTGGCTCGTGCGCGTGATATCAAAAATCGCGCGAACTTATCACCCGAGACCATCGGGCGGATGGTAAGTTACTTCGCACGACATGAAGTAGATAAGCAGGGCGAGGGCTTTAGTCCAGGCGAAGACGGGTATCCGTCAGCAGGCCGGATTGCTTGGGCGCTCTGGGGCGGTGATCCCGGCAAAGCATGGGCCAACCGCAAGAGCGACGAGTTAGACCGAGAAGATGAGGGCCGAACTATGAAAGAGAAACAAGAGCGACACGTCGTCGCGGTGGTCGAAGATGAAGCCACGGTGACGGTGACGTTTGCCAAGTCGGAATACGACATGGACGAATCCGAGGAAGCCGAGGAGGCTGTAGAGGAACTCGAGGAAGCCGCCGAAGAAGGCGAGCGCCCGAAGGACATCTACGGCCACGAACCCGGCGACCCCGATTACGTCGGCAAGCGCAAAGGCCCGACCGAGCGTGTATTTCGCTCGGCCACCTTTGAGCGCGCGTCCGTGTCGGAGGCCGACCGGCGCGTGACGCTGGCGTTTAGCAGCGAAATGGAAGTTGACCGAGGATGGGGGGTCGAGGTGCTCGATCACTCGCCCGGTTCTATCCAATCAGATTTCATTGGCAGCGGCCGCGCGCCGTTGTTGGTGGATCACGACATGAGCGATCAAGTCGGTGTTGTGGAGCAGATTGCCTTGGGATCGGATCGGGTGGCCCGAGCCGTCGTGCGCTTTGGGAAAAGCGCGCGAGCCGAGGAAATCTGGCAAGACGTAAAAGATGGGATTCGTGGAAACGTGTCCGTCGGCTACGTGATTAACGAGATGGTTTCCGATGGCAAGCGTGGAGATCGGGAGATTTTCCGCGCCGTGCGTTGGCAGCCGCTCGAAATTTCGATTGTCTCTATCCCAGCGGACTCAAGCGTAGGCATCGGCCGTGCGCGCGAGCCGCTCATACAGATTACACAGGAGTCTACTATGTCTGACGAAATCAGCAGCGTCCGCGAGGGCGCAGAGAAGGCCGAGCGCGCCCGCGTTTCGGCCATTATGGAACTTGCCGCGCGGCATAATCACCGCGAACTCGGCGAGAGTGCAATTCGTGACGGCGCTTCGCTTGAGGCTTTCCGTGGCGCGTTGCTCGACAAGGTTGGCAGCAAGCCGCTGCACGTTGACAACGAGATCGGTCTGTCGGACAAGGAGGCTCGCGCTTTCTCGTTCGTCAAGGCCATTCGCGCTTTGTCGAACCCGCAGGATCGTCGCGCGCAGGAAGATGCCCGATTCGAGTTTGAGGCCTCTGAGGCCGCTGCTCGCAAGGAAGGCCGCACTTCGCGCGGTATTCTGATCCCGGCCGACGTGCTTTACCGTGACCTCACGACCTCGACTGCCTCCGGCACGGCGAAGGCGGGTAACACCGTCGCAACCGATCTGCTGGCTGCGTCGTTCATCGACGTGCTGCGTAACAAGATGGTGCTCAACACCCTCGGCGCGCAGTTCCTCACGGGCTTGCAGGGCAACGTTGCCATTCCGCGCAAGACCTCGCCCTCGACCGCCTACTGGGTGGCTGAGAACGTGGCCCCGACGGAGAGCACCAACGCTCCGGCGTTCGATCAAGTCACGATGTCGCCCAAGACCCTCGGCGCGTATGTGGACATCAGCCGCCGGTTGATGTTGCAGTCGTCGCTCGACATCGAGGCGCTCGTGCGTAACGACCTCGCCACCTCGCTCGCTGTGGCGATGGACGGTGCGGCTGTTGCTGGTTCGGGTTCCAACCGTCCGACCGGCGTGCTGAACACCTCGGGCATTGGCTCGGTGACGCTCGCCACGAACGGCGCTGCTCCGACGTGGGGCATGGTGGTCAGCCTCGTGCGTGAAGTCGAGATCGACAACGCGCTTACGGGGTCGGCTGCGTTCCTCACGAACGGCCAGGTTAAGGCCAAGTTGTCCACCACCGCGCGTCAGTCGAGCGGCGTGGAAGGCAACTTCATCCTTGGCCCGGATATGGCGAACCTGTACGGCTTCCCGATCTACGTTTCGCAACAGGTTCCCTCGAACCTCACGAAGGGTACGGGCACGAGCCTGTCGGCCATGATCTTCGGCGTGTGGAGCGACCTGTTGATCGGCCAGTGGAGCGGCATTGACCTCATGGTTGATCCGTACACGGGCAGCAACGCGGGTACGACCCGAGTGGTGGCGTTCCACGACTGCGATTTCGCAGTGCGTCACCCCGAGTCGTTTGCCGAGTGCAACGAGA